CCCAATTAATAATAAAGGAATTAAAAATACTGGAAAAAGATTCTTTTACATCATCTTTAGCTAAGAAAATTGAATTAATTTTTGTGTTAGTATCTACAACTAATGGGGCGATACTATTATCATACCACTGATCAATTGTTGGAGATAAACTACTGTTGCCAACATATTGAATAACTACAAATGGATTTGGGTTGAGTGTTTTTGTTGCATTAGAATTTCCAAGCAAACGAGCACTGCTGAACGGTAATGTAATAACTCCATCATTGATAACATAACCGGCTACACTTCGTTGATCTTCTCTGGTATTAATTTCAACCAATTCAAAACTATCTTCTTTAGATTGAGGACGAAGAACTGATTGTTGAGTATCAATTGAACATTTATAATCACCAGATTGTAAATTACCTATTCTATGAGCTTCAAAATTATCTACAATAAAACCACTCTTAAATCTTTCAAGGCCAATGTCATCTTTAATTTGCATATTTAAAGCTTGTTGCTCTAAAATACTTAAAGTAGTATAATATTCCAATCGTTCAATACGTTTTTCAAGTTTTCCAATATCCTTCATTGTATAACGTTTGTTATCAACAGAAAGAATTCTTACGTCTTTACTATTATTAGTAAAAGCAGGAACGTGAAGATAGCAGAGGGCAATAGCATCATCAATTGGTTCTGGTTTTGAAGGATTTTGTGATGAATTACCTTTCTTAATAACAAAATCACCTTTCTTAGTCAGAAACACTCCATCAATTCTATCAAGATATTGAGTTTCACTAAAACTAGCTGTATACTCAAGATTACTATCCGTTGCAGGAGTTAACGCTACTACACCACCGGCACCAACAAAATTAATATAATCTCTTCCATTAGGATTGGATAAAATAGAAATGTCCTGAAAACCAGTTACTGTAGTATTACCATCTACTTTTGGCCTAAAATCAATAACGTCTTTGAGAGAAAGAACTCCGTTTACATTAGAATTAAACAAAGGAATTTCAGATTGAGATACACCAGCTTCGTGTAAATATGAATCTACTGTACAAAAATCTCCTTGAGAATGTTCAAAATAATCAAACGCTACAACAAGTTGTCCTGTAGGAGGATCAAATCCTGGTCGTAAAATAATTCTAGAAATATCATAAAATGTATCTCTTTGCCCATCATCAAAAGTAAATTTGTATGTAATGTCAGTACCACTTACTAAATTACCGTTAGGATCTACATTAGGAGGATTTGTTGAAGTACCTTCGTAGATATATTTTAAATTATAAACGTCTGAATAAGAATACGATAAAATATCTCCTCCGTCATAATCAGTACCTCTAAGTGGAATAACTCTATCTCCACTAGAAACAATAATTAATCTTTTATTTTTAATTGCTGTTTTTAATCTTGGTCTTGCTTTATCAACTTCAATTGTGGCAGTAAGTTTTAATCTAGGAAATGTTCCTCCCACAGGAATATTTCCAAAATAATTATCTGGAAGATTGATTATAAAAGATCCTGCACTAATTTGATTGCCAGAAATTTCAGATTGAATAATAGAAACATTATCAGAATCAATATAAACAATATCGCCATTTTGAATAATAGTTGATGAACCTTTATCTAAAACAGTAATTATAAAATTTTCTTCACTATAATTAACAAATCGTTGAGTTCCTACCGGCAACTGTGCAGTAAATGTAATAGTTCCTCCACTAGCTGATAGATCAGTAATAAAATCTTTTCTTATATAATATTTTATTTTTGTGTCGCTAGTATCTTTAACAAGAGATTCAATTTGCTTACTTCCTGTAGGAAAAACTAATGTGGAAGTATTTGAATTATCAATATTTGGACGCAATCTAATTATAGTAGCATTAACAATATCTTCTGGTAAAGCACAATCCAAATAAATTCTTGATTTAACAATTCCTTCTGGATCAGTAGTTGATTGAACAACTGTTCTGATTACATTGTTATTAACATCAGCAAATTGAATTAGATCTCCTTGAATTAAATCTTTAGATAAATTTGCTCCAAAACCATTACATTCAATATATTTTTTACCCTTATAACCAAAGAAAGTAAAATCACTAATTTGTGTATATGAAGAATATTCGGTACTTCTTAAATCAACATCACTAGTAAATTTATAATTATTATAATTTGAACCAAATGATTTAATGTTTTGTGGAGTATAAGTTAATACAGTATTTTTGTGCAAAATTGGTGTTATTGTAGCAACATTATTTGCTAACGCTGGGGTTGGTATTACGCCAACAACAGGAGGAGAAGCATATGTTTCTGCTATACCAGAACGATCTACAATTTGTGCTGAATATATAACACCACCAAATTCCTTAACATTAACTTTTGATGTATCAATTTCTTGACCGTTAATAATTAATTTGGCAGTTGAAGGATATGAATTACCTCCATTTGTGACAATAAAATGAGAAATAGTATTATCAGTAGCAATTTTAATGGCATTGCCATCTTCATCTAAAATTGTTTCTCCTGATAAAAATGTTCCGGAAAGAGTTGAAACAAATAAAGTATTGCCAAAAGTATAATTGCCTGTGGTATCAGATTCAATTACTCCATATGCTTTACTTGTTCTTCCAACAATGTATTTACCTGTAGTAAATCCTGTGTCAACTAGGGTATCAGTTTTAATTTTTGTAAAAAATATAGGATTAAAATAAGAAAAATTAAATGTAGCAGAATAGGGTCTGGATCCATTACCAGTTCTTCCTTGAGAAAGAATAATATCTGTATCGGAATTAAACCCAGATGCCTTTTTGACCAAAGAAAAATCTTTTGGTTTAGCTAATCCAATAATTGGTGTGATAGTTTCATTATAGTCAACAATATAACCATAATTTAATTCGCTATTATTTGATAAAGCATTGGATTCAGTTAAATATAAAAATCTTTTTTTCGCCGGACCTTGCTCTTCGTATTCTTTTAAATATGTATCAAGTAAAGATTTTTTTCCATATACAGTAAGTTCTAAAAAGAATTGTCCAGAAGATTCAGATACTTCTGGTCTAGAAACTAGAGAAAACGAAAGTACATCTACATAATCAGCTGTAGAAGCATCTTCCCCACTTCTTGTTTTAACAAACCATAATCTAGATGGATATTGCGAAGCTTGTGTAGGAATTTCTCCAATTACTTGAACATAGATTGTTTTAATACCATCCGCTAAAGTAAAATTAGAAGCTCTTCTATTTTTTGTTCTTTTGAAATATGATTCTTCTTCTTCTCCATTCAATCCAATTGTTCCATCATTAAAAACGGAATTGAGTAAAATATTTGGATATGCGGTTAGTTCATCCCCAACTGTATTAAGTGGCACACTACCATAAACATTAGTAATTTTAAATTCAGAAAGACCTCTAGATTTTAATGTTACATTATCTCTAATAAGAGTATCTCTGGCTTTATCAATGTCTAAATTTTTTGTTTCTTTATTGACAATTTCGTAACCTTTTACATAAGCTTTACCTGGACCAACTCCCAAAACCATTTTTGCTTCGGCTTCAGTAGCAGATACTCCGTTAACTGTATTTAAAGAAGGGTTTAATTTATATAAACCATTGTTATTGTTTAATTGATAATATTCTCTTATATCAAAAGAAAAATCTTCTACAACATAATCACCAGATTCATCATAAGTTCTTCTTGCTAATGTTTCTTCAATTAAATTATAATCTGCTGGTTTAATTTGCCTTTCTATTAAACCAGTATTAATTTGAAGAAGTTGAATAAAATTTTTGTCTGTTTGAGCATTATAATTAAATTTTCTAAGTTCTAAAGAAATTTTTAATCTATGCGCTCCAGGAGAAGAAGCATTTGAATAACCTCTTGAATTATCGTATAGGGAAGAATCTTCTTCTGGAGTTATCAATTCTTCTAAAATGGTAAAACCAACTATAGCAGAAGGTTTATCGTAATACTTGTCAATTACTAATATTTGTTTATCATTTCTGACAAAAAATCCATTTACAAAATAAACTCCCTCTTCAACTTCTACTGCTGTAGCATAACCCATAGCTGGGCTTTGAAGCGTAATTGTTTCTTCCGTAATTGGATTTGTTACATTAATATTAGTTGGTAAAACACTTCCATCAGTGCCTACAACTAAAAGTGGAGTATTTACTCCACCAATTACTTCTACATTTTCTCCTTGTCTAAAAGTAGACTCGTTACTATCATCTCCACTGGTAATATACTTAACAAATAAAATATCTGATTCGGATTCTGATCCATAATCAGCAGATATTACGTTGGCAACAACTCCAGAATTAATTCCTCTAAGTTGAGAATCAATTAGTTTTTTAATATCATACTTTTGAAATACAATATTTCCATCAACATTTACAGCAACTTCAGAAACAGAAGACAATTTGACATAATCTAATTTGGTGTTTAAACCAACTTCTCCTGGTATTACTAATTCCCCTTGTTTAAATTGGAATTTTCCAAAACTTTCAATCTGATTCTGAAGAATAGATTGAAGGGAGGTTAACTCCCTTGTTTGTATTGAATATCCTGGTCTAAAAAGAACTTTATAAAAGTTTTTATTAGGATCAAAGTCGTCATTATAGGGAGCTACATTAAGATTTGTCTTTTGTGACATTGTAAATTATTCTCTGTAAAAAAGGGAGAAACGAAATTAATCAGAACTCAATAACTAATTTGATATCTTCAATTTGATCGGCGGCTCTTGTGATTAATCTTCTATTCTCTATGTATATAATATCGCCAGAGTTATTTTCAATTTCTGGACTAGCAAGACCATCAGTAAACGTAACTCCAAGAGTAGTAGCATTGCTAGCAGTATTCACAGTCCCTTCGGCAAGTGATACTTGACCAACAACATCATTTGCAGCGTCTGATTCAAACGCTCTAACCACACCATTATCAGTATGATACTCTGGCGATTGGAAATACTTTAAAACACCTGAAGTTGTACTTCCTGAATCTAAAGTCCATGAAACAACTTTGCCTTTTGCAACTCCTCCAGTTACCGTTTGCTCAATTCTTTCATCTACAATGAAACCAGCAGTAGCACCAGTAATTTTAATAGCATAAATACCGCTTAATGTATCATTTGTGGCGTAAGTTGTAGTTCCAAAAGCATATGGATTTTTAATAATTCCAATTCTTCTAAAATCATTATCTACAGGAAAATCGCCACTACCTTCGGCATAAGTTAGACGAATATTTGTCATAACTCTTTTGCCGTTAAGTTCCATTTCCATGTTAGAACCATGACCTCCTTGAGGAGAAATAATTAATTCTACAGCACCCGTAGCAGAAGCTCCAACAGAAACAGAATCAGTTAAAGCAGTATCGGTAAATAAACCATAAGCAGATGCTCCAGAACCAGTGCCAGTTTTCAAAGGAACTGTGGCATAGGTATAGTTACTACCAATATCAGTAACTGTGGCAGAGGTAATACTTCCGTCAGCAACAATCAATTCTACTTTTCCTCCAGATCCATCACCAATAATAGGAGCATAATGAGTACCGTTTGGAAGATTGCTTCCAGGATTTTCAACGAGAGCTACATGAACTGCTCCATTTACAGCAGCTGTTTCGGTAGCTACTCTGGAAGGTTCTGTTGCAGAAACAATTGGCATAAAGTCAGTTGAAAGGAATCTTAATACATCATCTGTAGGAATAGTGTACATGTATTTCCAAACATATCCGCCAGTTGCAGCTTCTTCTGTAAATAATCCTGAAGCATATGAACCTTGTCCAGGAGAAGGAGTGAGTTTTGGTTCATTTGTGGCATTTTGTCCGGACGGATATGCTGGACTTTCTCCATTGTAAATACATTTAAATACTTCGTAATTTGAATTAAGTACATAAAATTTGGCGTCACTTATTGATGTTGCTCCTGTAGCAGAAGTCTTGCCGATTGCACCACCGTTTCCTGGAGTGGATGAATAATCTGGCTTCCACATATCAAATTTAGGATTGATTACCAAATCCCAGCCATATCTTCTAACTACTGTTCTAGCATATTCAGATGTAATTCTTTTTGCAGCAATTAAATCATCATAAATATCAAATTTTTCTTTTTGATTATCTAATGGTACTGGAGGAATATCTTCTGTAGAATAACGATATACGCCAATTATAGCTTCAGCATCTGTTTCAACAACTCCATCCCATCCCTTTAAGGTTGAACCTGGGGCAGGAGTAGATGTTGGAGCAGGACGAACTGTATGAAGAAGTAAACTATTTTCATAAACTTCTCTAATCGTTGCTTTGAATGATGCGGCAGCATAATCAGCGCCTACAAACACTTCATCTCCAGCAACAAAAGGAGTTGAATTTTGGTTGAAAATTTCAACATAAGCATCCCATCTTTGTGGACGACCTACGAAGAAATACATTCTTGTACGTTCGTCGCTCGTGTCATTTGGACCCTCAGAGAGAGATTCCAGAAATTGTTGAGCGTTAAAAATTCTGAATTTATCTGAGATAATAGCAGCCATTTAATTAATCTCTCTATGAAACAAAGGTTTTGTTAATCTTATTTATATTTATAAAAATTAATCAAAGGTTCTTAAATAATCGCCAGATGTATGAGTTCCAGCGATTGTGTTATCAAATCCTCTTATTAAACCAATAAATGAATTTTGTGTTTTTTCATTGTAACTAATTATTTCTTTTCCAATTAACAATTTTCCATTTGCTGGGAATCTTTCAGTACTTTGTACAAGTATGGTTGTTTGTGATGGAATTACATTTGATGTAATAAAAGTTCCGACTGAATTTATAGTAGGTATACCTAAGTTAAAAATATCTTCAGTTAATGTAATTGAAGAATTAGGTCGGATTTCAAAATTTTCAATCGTTAACAATGGATATGCTGAATCTATAGATTCTAAGGTTCCGTTGATATTAAAACTTCCGGTATCCACAAAAGCATTGTTTTCAAATGTCTTTAAATTAAATCCAGCATTACCTAAATTATATTTATTTACAAACTCATTATCTTCCAATTCTTCAAAATAATCAATAATTCCTGTCTCAACAATTTTAAAACTAATTATCTCTGCATCTTCTGATAATGTAAGAGAATTAGTAGATAATTTATTTTGTGCAAAAGTAATTATGTTTATTGTAGTTGTTAACGTTGTTTCTACTTTATTTTGTATAATAGCAGAACTATAAATAAATTCTAAATTACCTCCTACATTAGTTACAAGTTGTCTTGAAGAATATGAATTTACCGCAGCTGAATTTATTGGAGAAGAAATAGTTGTAATTTGATTAATTAATTCTATTTCTGCATCATATACAGTAATGCTATTTCCTACATTAGTTGTAATTTGTGTTGAAGAATATGAATTTAACGAAGTTGCATACAATGTTGGGAAAATGATTGTAACTTGATTAATTGATTCTAGATCAGAATTATCTACCTTAATTTGTTGTTGTGTAGTTAATTCTGTAGTATCTTCAACTACAGTAACATCAATTACATCATCTGATAAAGTAGAAATTACTCGTACAATAGCAGAATCTGTTTTATGTACTTCAGTAATTTTAATCTCAGTAATTATATTTGTAGTAGGTCCTACAGGAACAATGCTTATAAGTTCTGGTAGATGACGTAAGTAATCACCCGCTTCGTGTGTAGTAGCCGTAGTTCCAAAAGCACCCCGAATTACATTTAAGAAGCGATCAGTTAATTTTTTACTGTATATTACAATTTCTTTACCAATAAGTAATCTACTTGCAGAGGGGAATCTACTAGTGTCTGCAATGTAAACAATAGTGTCAGTTTCTGAAAGAGGAATATCTAAGAATGCGCCAATATCATTAGTCGCTTCATTTGGAACTTCAATAATAGAATTGTTTACAATTTTTTTAATATGCTTAGTAATTTCTCTTGAAATAGATTGTATCGCAGAAGAAGAAATGATATTTGCTTTTGCATCAATAATAGATGTAATTTGTATTGAAGAATATGAATTTAACGAAGTTACATAAGTTGTTGGAGGAATAATTACAATCTGAGTATCAAATTTAGTTTGACTTGTGGCAAGAATTTTTGGTACTGGAGTTACTACTGAAATAATAACTCTTTTTATATCTTCAATAGTAACAAAGCCTGATGATGCAATAACTACAGGTGGCTGGGCACTTGCCACCATTAAGTTTAATTTAATATAAGGATTTAAGCCTAACAGTGTTAAGCTATCAATTTTTCTAGAATTTTCTTTAATTCTATTATATTTTCTTGCAACAACAACTTTAGGTGGTTGTGTATAACCATAACCACCATCTAAAAGAACTATATCTAATATTTGACCGCCGTGGGAGATAACATCAGCTTTAGCACCACCGCCATTACCATCAACTGGAATAAAATATATAACTGGTGTAGTGTCATATTGATATGCAGTTGGTTGTAAAAGTATGTTATTCTCAAAATATAATTCTAAATCTCTTTGATTCCACGTTAATTCTGATACACTAGATTGATTTAGATTTGCAGTAATACTTAATCCTTCTCCTCTAGTAACACCATTATAATTTGTTGATTGTGCTTTAGAATATATTTGATTTGTTACAATTTCTCCATTATTGTATTGACGACTTTTTGAATATATTGGAATAGATAAAATTTCTCTATAATCAGATTCTCCATCAATTTTAATTTTATCTCCTTTTAAAAGATTTGCGTAAATTTTAGATCTTTCTTCCCATGCTTTATCACCAAGATCAGTATTGAATAACCAAGCAGGTGCATTTTTTAATAATAATCTTTGATTGGAGTCTGTTAAATATTCTGATTGAATTGTATATGTTCCTTCAATCAAATATTCTGAAATTGGATCATTAAATAAATTTACGAATTTTAAATTTTGTGATGTTATTTGATTAATATTATTGCCAGAAACTGTTAGAATTATTTCGTTATTGCTAATTTTTTCTCTAGATTTTAATTTTCCAATTACATTATTTCCTTGATATAACAAAACATTGTCATAAAAAGTTATTTCGTAAGCATCTACAAAAGTTTGGTAAATATTATTTCCTTGTAATCTTAATTTAATTACATTAAAATAAGTATCTGGTTCAAAATCATAAAAAGTTAGAGTTTTTTCTAAATTTCTGCCGTATATTAATATAATAGAAACTTTTTGATATGATACTTCGCCAGAATCAGCAATAAATTTTTTAAGTGGAGAAGTAAAAGTTATATTTGGTCCTACAATTTGATATGATTTAATTTCTTCTTGTAAAACACCATCAACAAATACTAAAGCGTATAATGGCTCATCAATTTTTCTAACTTTTTTTTCTATTTCGTCAACAATTAAGTATGGTCCTCCCCCTCTATACTCAATTAATGAAGAATCTATAGTAAATCTTTCGTAGTTAGAAATACTATAGATAAAACATTTTTCAAATCCTTTTAAATCTGATGAAAGATTATCGGAATTTGTGTAAAGATCTTCGTGATCTATGGGTGGTTTTGAAAATACAATTTTATCCGTTACGCCAGAATTTTGTGATCTTAAAATATAATACGAATTTCCTGAAGGTTCTGACTCAGTAAATTTTGCATTTTGTATTACACCGTTTAAACCTACCAATAAATTTTCATTTTCATCTGTTTTAACAATACTACCATTTTCATAATATAAATTAAATTCTTTTTTAATTCCATCAAATTGAGTTTCAATTGATTGTAATTTTTTAAAATATCTAGAATTAAATGCTTCGTCTTTAAATTTAATTGCTTTAGCATAAAAATGCTGTGCTGGTACTTGTTGACCTTCTACTACTCTGGCACCAAATGGAGGAGAAGCAAATGTTATCGTAGAACCAGAAATTGTATACGCAACTCCTGGTTCTTGAAATATACCATCTAGAGTTACAAATAATTGCTGGTTGTTACTTAAAACTAATGATAAATTTGTTTTGGCATCAATAAGAGTAAAAGATGTAGTACCTTCTACTTTTGAAGTTTCTGGATCATAGTCTCCATTAAAAGATGGAGATAATAAAACTTTATAAGCTAAAGTTTCGGACGAGTCAAACGTATCTACAGATACCGCACCTAGTCCTTTTTCTATTTGTAAATTATTTAAATTTACAAAACTATTGGTAATTTGTTGTTTAGTATCAATTACTGTTACATTAACTGAATTTAAATTTATTTGAACAAACGTCTCTACAATTTTTTGCTCTGTAGGCATTGTGATTTCGCCTTCAGATTCAATTCTCATTTCACCAAATAATTGGAATCCCGCTGGGTGAGTGGTTTCCTTAATTAAATCTCTCCAAACATCTATTGATGTTTTTGATTTAACTACGTATGAATAATCTTGATAAAAATATGAATCAGTTAATTTTTGAGAGTTGGCACCAATTTTGCCCTTGTCAGAAGAATAAAATCCTAAGTTATCATAAAATGATTTTATGGTAGGAGAAAAAATTGTTGATATTTCATCAACAATAGTAGCTACTCTATTTGGCCCCTTTCCAAATATTGTACTATCTAATTGAAAAACTCCTTGAATCTTATCAACTTTTAATAAATTATTTCCAATTTTCCAACCATTTTTAGCTACTCGTGCCTTTGCTCCTGTAGAAGGTTGAGTAATTATTTCTCCAGGGAAAAAGATTGTAGAACCAAAATCTTTTAATACAAAGGTAGTAATTGATTTATATTGTGATAATGTAGTTTTATCAGAATTAAACAGCGCCCCATTGTTTACAATTTTTACGTTTTGGGGTATACCAATATTATTAGAATTTAAATAAATTTCTACATCAGATTCTACTATTTTAACTGTTGGCTTATAAGTAAAATTAATACCAGGATTAATTACAGTAATACTAGTAACTTTTCCTTGATATACAAAACAATCAAATTTATAATTAATTCCATCTCCATCAGTAATAACAACTGTTGGCTTTGAATAATTACTGCCTTGATTTAAAATTTTGAATCCAGCAATATTTTTATTAACTGTATCATAAACAGGATCAACAATACATTCTTTTGATGCCGTAGGTAAAACACCTTCTACTATAGGAAGGCGCTTATAATCATTACCTGAATTTGTAATGGCAAGCGAATTTATTTTTCCAATAGCAAATTGTGATGTTGTTGTATACAACATTTGTCCAGACCCATCATATTCAGGAACAGAATTTAATTCATAAACAAATTTTGTATCTGTTGTATAAGTAACAACTTTTTCTCCAGTTAACGGGTCGTCAATTATTCTTAAAAATGAATTATCTGTGTTTACATTTGGAGAAACTTTAATAAAATAAAAATAATTTGAGAAATTAATTCTTTGTCTAGTTTGGAAATCATTTGAAGATATATTTGGACCAAATCCAAGCTTTATATTTACGAAAGATCCAGCATTTCCTGGGGAGATTGAACTAACAAATTTTTCTTCTGTAAAAATATTATAATTTGAACTAGAAGAAAAATCTAAGTAAGTGTCAACCATAGAAAAATGGCTGGTATCAAATTTGTATTTGTAATATTTTTGTATGTTGACAATTGGATTTGTAATTAAATTATTTTCTGTATCTTTAGAAAATTCTAATTTAAATTTTGGATTTTCTACTGTTTTTATTGTTACTAGTTTTGCGGGAGTACTGGCATCAAAAAAGCTAGAACTTAATAATATTCTTTCTGGACTTTGGGCTCCATAATTAAATGACACAAATATTTTTTTATTATCACTGTCATAATCAACAATTAGAGGTTTTGATATTCCTTCTCCGAATGGACCAAAATTTGGTGTAAATTTATAATTGCCTTCAAATAATTCTACTTTAAGTTTATCATAATGATTTTTTGGTCTAGTATTTTTTTGTCCTCTTAATACCCCTACGGTTTTTTGTTGAACATTTACTGAAGTAATTTTTACAATTTCTTCATTTAATTTTAAATAATCATCAACAGAAAGATTTGTTACATTAGATAATTTGAGAGTAGTATTTTGTTCAGCAAATCCAACATGATTAACAGCGATATAAAGTCTTTGTATATTAGTACTTCCCGCTAAACGATTTAAAGAACTATCGCTTACAGTTAATACATCATTTATTTTGTAATTAGATCCTTTATTAGTAATGACAATAGATGCAATACCACCATAACCAAGACCAGCTGGATTTGATACGGTGATTGTCGCTTTTGCATTATTTAAATCATCTGGTCTTCCAATATCTGTTCTTGCTTTAGATATGTCTTGAAATATTAATTCTACATTTTCATAAACTCCAGATTGATAATCTGCGCCAGTATTAAGAATGTCAGCACTTCCTATTCCAGTATCAACTATTACAGAAGAATGATTTACTGGATTTAAAATAGCTTCTTGATATAGTCTTTTTCTTACAAAATATAATGTCTCTGTTTCTGTATCATCAGGTAAAATGTCAACATTTACTTTATCTCCAACTGCTATATTATGAAAGCCATTAGTTTCTACAATAGCAATATTGTCATTAATATCAAAAATATTTAAATTTTCACTTAACGAAATAATGTTTAAAATTTGTGTTCTAGACGTATCACCTAAATTAGTACTTTTTAAAAAGTAATTGTCGTTTAAAATAAATTCTCCACTTATTACTTTTACTTTTAATGAATTTTGGCGGGTAATACCTTCTAAAATTTCTCCTGTTGCTATATCAGACCCTATATTTCCTTCTCCATCAGTAAGAGTTATCGTTGCTCCTTGAGTAAAAATTGAATTGCTATTTAAAATTAATGTGACAACTTTAGTTTCTGAATTAATTACATTTTGTGTATTAAATTCTCCTTGTACATTACTAAGAACAAAATTATTTTCGTTAACCGAATTTCCAATTAATACGCCAGTTGCTCCAGTAACTTCTTGGGTAATCGTATCTCCTTCAAACAAATAAGAGTTTTCAACGGTTGTAAATTGAATTGCTTTTGTTTGATTTGATTCAATTGATACAATTTGTTTTCCTTTTACCGAAGATACTACCGCTGCAGCTCCGGCTCCTTCAGTTAAAAAATCATTTATGGATACAAATGAATTTACTGAAAAATTTTCTAATGATTCGTAAACTGTGGCAGAAGAAATATTACCGCCTTTTACATCTTGTATGTAACCATAAAAATCATTTCCGTTAATTTCATAATCTTCTGTTTTTAATCTTCTTGCTGAAACTGGAATATCATCTTGAGAAATTATAGAATTATAATTAGAATCTACGGGAAGAGAATAAAAATTATTTCCTAGTACATAAGGAAATACTGGAGTATTGCTTTGATTGATTGTTATAAAATACGCATATATTCCATTAGGATAATCAGGAGTTACACAAAATCTTCCATTATTTGAATCTAATTCTGTTTTGCCAGAATTGACACTTGGAGTCCATGTATAATCATCTACAAAAGTACCTAATGGATATTGTGAAATTGAAGGGCCATTTGGCCTAGAAACATTCAACAAATACCCACTAGAAAGTCTTGCGATGGAAGATGAAGAATTTACTGGATTAGAATAACCATATGGACCATAAATTGGATTACCATCATAAGCATATCCAATAATAGAAGAATGTTGTAATGGTGTAGTTTCTTGATAAATGGCACTAATACTATCTCCTAATCTTTTTCTTAATATTACTGGATTTGCAACTACGCCATAGCCATAATTTTTAGATCCGTCAAAACTAGGAAAGACATATGAATTATTTGTATCTAAATTATTTTTTAACTTTTCATATCTATTTTTTACCCACCGTTTAACCTTAGCAGTTGCTTGAGCACCCTTTCCTCGGGCTTCAACTGTAATAATTACATTACCTCTAGTATAAAATCTGCCACCAGTAATTCTACGGCAACTAGCAATTTTTCCCTCGTTATCTAAAATAGCTTCATATTCAGCAAAGTTTCCTTTGCCTAACTCATCAATAATTCTAATAGTTGGTGGCGATGAATAATATCTACCTGAATTAACGACGTTAATGCTACTTATTCTTCCTTCTGTCACCACAGGAGATAATATTGCTCCTTCCCCGGAAGTAATTCTAATTACTGGATCACTACTGTAAGTATCTTCACTAGTTACAGTAATACTGTTTACAGTTTCTCCTGACAAAACAGAAATTGCTTTTCCTGGTTGTTCATTAATTAAAACTGTTGGTGGAGCAGCATATCCAACTCCTTTGCTTTCAATTTTGATATTTTCAATTTTTCCAAAAGTTACAAAATCAAAATCTTTGCATCCAAACACAGGAGAACCGTCAACCAAGATGCCCACATCTCTCGTGCCGGTTTCATATACTTCAGTTGTTGTTGTTGGATATTTACGAATTAATTTTAATAATTTTTGATCAGATAATGACTCAGTAATTTCTAATGTAAGTAAATTGTTGTGTGAAGGGAAAGATGATGAAGCAATATAATAATATTGATCATCTTCATAAATTGCTGATACATCAGCAATCAAATCATTAATCTGAGAATTTACTCCTGGTACTATTGAATTTACTTTAGTAAAATTAGTATTTACAAACCATCGGGTTAAATTTTTTCTAACATCAAAAATAACTGGATCTCTTGTTTCAAATCCAGATTCTGATACTTGAATTAAATCTCC